CCAGGCCCAAAGCCTGGCGTTTTCGTTTCAAGCGTTACCACGCGGACGTGGTGAAATTGGTAGACACACCAGATTTAGGTTCTGGCGCCGCAAGGTGTGAGAGTTCGAGTCTCTCCGTCCGCACCATGTAAGCGTCTGTTTTCAAAGGGTTTCGCCCTAGACCACCTCAGCAGAGGGAGCGTTTTGGGAACACTTTGGGAACGGCGGAACGAAAAAGGCAGCCTCTGCGGGCTGCCTTTTGTCGTTTCTGGGGCCTGATTTCAGAGCCTTAGCGCGTGCTCCAGCAGCCCTACCATGTCGGGGCCGTCCTCGTTGATCCACTTGCCGTAGTGCTTCCAGATCATGGCGGTGGACGTGTGGCCCATCTGATCCGCGATCCAGTCCAGCGGCACCACGCCGGTGCTCAGCATCTGGCTGGCGTAGGTGTGCCGGCAGTTGTTCGGGCCACGGTAGCGCACGCCGCGCGCGGCCAAGTGATCGCGCCACCAAGTCTTGAGCAGCACGTCGGAGCTGGTCCAGGCGGCGCCGGTCGTCGTCTTGTGGAACACGAAGCGCACGCGCTGGCGCTTGATGGTCTTGTTGTCGCGGTCGGTGACCTCGATGTCGACGGGCGGCAGGTCCTTGGTGAGCAGCTTTTGCGCCTGCAGGGCTTCCAGCGCTGGCTTGAGCAGGCGCACCTCGCGCGTCGAGCGGCGGGTCTTTGTCACCTTGTAGTGGCCGCGCACCTGTGAGCGGCGGAACTTCACGGTACCGGCATCGAGGTCGACGTCCTCCCAGGCCAGGGCGATGGCTTCACTCACGCGCGGACCAGCCCAGACCATGAAGCGGGCCAGGTTCACCTCCTGTCGGTAATCCTGGTCGTCGGCCAGCAGCAGCTCGATCTCCTTGCGGTCGAATGGGTCGGCCTCTTCGGCATCCGGCAGACGCACGGTGATGCCTTCGGTCGGATCGTGCGCGGTCTTGTTGCGGGTGCGGTAAAGGGTGAAGACCTGGCGCAGGTAGCTCACGATCTCGCGCACCGTCTTGTTGTGCAGCTTCGGCATGAGGGTTTTCTGCACCCAGGCCTGCAGGTCAAGGTGGTCGATCTGGTCGGCCTGGTGCTCGCCCCAAGCCGGGCGGATGTGATTCTCGGTCTTGCTCTTGTAGGCACGGAAGCCAGACGGGGCCAGCTCGTTGCGCTTGATGTCGAGCCAGAGGTCGATGTAGTGGCCGAGGGTATTGGTCTTCACCCTGGGTGAGTCTGGGAAGTGGCGGGCATAGCTGAACGTGCCGGCCTTGATTTCGTAGTTGATCATGCCGACCAGGCGCTCGGCCTGGGCGATGTTCTCCGGGGTGGCCTCTCCCGGGAATGGCTCCCGGCACAGCTCGCCCTCGTAGCGGAAATACACGCGCACGGCTTTGCCGCGCACCTCGACTCCATCTGCCATCTGCGTCCCCACGCAAAAGAAAACGGCGCCAGTGTAGGGGCGCCTTGAAGGCTCGGCCCGATTGATGGCCGAGAAATGCCGATCGCTGTTTCTCGTCGGGTGGCCAAGCTGTCCAGAGCCTGGCCGGTATACTCACCAGCAGCCCGCCGGCCGCGCATCTGGCAAGGATGGCGGCCGGGCAGGGTGCCTTACTCCCATTCTCGCCGGCGGCGCCACTGCTCCCGCATCACCTCCAGCAGCCTGTCGAGCGCCACCGTGCCGCGCCGGTGGAGCTGCTGGCGAAGCTCATGGACTTTGTCCGGCGTGGTGAAGCCACGGCGCAGCCAGTAGCGGGCCTCGCACTCCAGCATGTGCTGGCGCTCGTCATGGTCAGGCACGGAACTGCCCTCCCTGGTACCAGATTTCGACCAGTTCGGAGCCATGCGCCTGGCCCGTCCAGATGCCCACCGGGCGCTCCCAGTCCAGCCCCATGAGCCGGTCGGCCTCGATCTGGGCCGCCGGCAAGCCGGCCACCTCGATGTCGGTACCACGGAAGTCCAACAGGGCGCCCACCTGGTAGGTGATGCCCTCCCGCCCGCTGTGGCGGCAGGCGGTACAGCCACAGCCGGCGCAGAAACGGCACTCAGCCATTGGCCACCTCCTGTTGCGCCACGCTTAGCGCGACAGCTACCGGGCGAACCCAGATCGGCATGCTGTTGAGCATGAACGTCTCGCCGGCGGCGGCCAGCAGCAGGGTCGTGCCCATGACTTGGCCGATGGCCTTGGCCGCTTTCGGTGGTACCGCATTGCCGATGCGCTCGCTCCAATCCTTGTCGCTCAAGCCATCGAGGATCAACTGTTCTTCGGGCTCGACCAGGCTTTGCAAAGCGGCCTTCTCCAGGGTGGTGAACGGGCGGTGCCATGTACCGTCCAGGCTGCGAATGATGCAGGTCAAGCGGTCGCCAGCAGAGGGTATGCGCGGATCGGCCACGCTGAAACGCCCGCTGTCGTAGCGCGAGCTGGCTGCAATCGCGCCGCAGTGCTGGTCGAACGGGATAACGCCGTAGTGGCCCCCGGTGAGGTAGTTGTCGCCTTTGCCGCGGTGAAGGATGCGCGGGTCTGCTACCGACTGCTGCCCTCCCTGCACCCCCTTGCCGCCAGCGATGATGGTGCCGGCTGGCTGGTTGAACGGGATGACGCGGTAGTTGCCGCTGTGCCGGTTCCAGTTCGGCCGCGGGTCGGCGACGCTGAACGTGCCCTGGCCCGGCATGGTCTGCCCGGGGATAGTCGGGCTCGACTCGTTCCAGCGGATGACGCCGAACTGCTGGCCGTGATTCCAGTTTGCCGCCTGCCGGTACCGTGGATCGGCAACCGAGAACGCCCCGTTGGTGGGGCTGCTGCGGCCGGCGATGGTGCCGCTGGTGTCGTCCCAGCGATGCACGCCCATGTAGCCCGCGCGGTATTCCGGCACGATCACCAGGTCGCGCAGATGCCCGTCCTCGATCGCCAGCTCGTTGAGGCTGCGCCAATCGCTCCCGGCGCGAACCAGGGCGAGCCGCACCCAGGTCTTCCACTGCAGCGATGGGATGCGGTGCATCGGTCCGCCGGCCTCGATGTCGCCTGGCATTGGCATGCGGCCAAGGATGTCGCCGACCGCGCGCAGGGTCTTCTTCTCCGGCTCGTAGAGGAAGGGCGGCACCTTCTCGACGTGGCGTGCCACCAGCAGGAAGCGCTTGCGCGACTGGGCAAGGCCGCCCAGCTCGCCGCAGTCGTGGGTGGTTTCCGCGACGGCATAGCCGTAGTGGCCGAGCAGGCTGTTGATCTGATCCAGCAGGTGCCGACCGCGGGTGGCCAAGCGTGGCACGTTCTCGAACACAATCAGCGACACCGGATCATCCGCCCATGCCTCGCCCATCAGCCAGATGCAGCGCAGCGTCAGCTCATTGAGCGCCTGATACTTCGGAGTCTGGGCCAACTGCTCGGACAGCAGACCGCTGGCGCCCTTGCATGGCGAGCTGATGAACACGGCATCGGGGCGCTTGCCCTTGGCAGCTTTGCGGATGTCTTCCGGCGTGGCCTCTCGCCAACCGGCAGGCGGCTCCTTGCCGTGGAAGCGGATGTACTGGTCGCGGGTGAACAAGTCCAGCAGCGTGCCAGGAACTCCCGCCAGCTGCTGGAAGTCGCGCAGGCCGGCGGCGTCGACGTCGATCCCGCCCAGGCATTCCCACTGTGCCTGGACATTGCCGACCACCGGCTTTGCTTCGTTGAACCCCTTTGCGCCGCCGCCTAGGCCGCAGCAGAAGTGGAAGTGGTAGAGGGTTCGCTTAAGCATGGCGGCGGCCTCCCTGGGCTTTCTTGGCGGCGACGTTGGCCATGTAGCTGGCCCACTCGTCCTGCTTGAGCTGCTGGCGGATGCGGCTGCACGCGGCGTGCTTGCGGGTGGAGCGGGCCTTGCCGCAGATGTCGCAGATGCTGGGCAGGTCGAGCCGGTGGCTGGCCATGGTTGGGCGGGCGCGGTTGGTCATTGGGCACCCCCGCTCTGCTTGTGGTTGGCGGCAAGGGCGTCAGCAATTTCGTCGGCTCGCTCGACAGACTCGCGGCTGGCATAGCTCAGATCGCCATAGCCACTGACGCTGTAGCCGATCAGCTGAGCAAGCTGCATACGGTCGTCATCGCTAAAGTCCATGCGGGCCAGCTCGTTAAGGCTGCAACCACGCGAGCTGGCGTAGTCGAGCAAGTGGCGCACGATGGCGTTCTGCTTGAATCGGATCACGCCGCGCTCTGCAAAGACGATTGGCTGCATCGGCTGTCCAGCCACGTCCTGAGCTGGCGCGGGCTGGAGTGCGGTGTAGGCGACCTCCACAGTCACGTCGGTTTGCACAACGCCGCAAATGTCCGTGATTTGCTCAGGCGGCGGGCCGTCCTTCCATTCCGTAATGACCTCTCCCAAACAATTGCGCAGCCGATGGCATGCCGGCTCCTGCCCAACCTGCTGCCCTTGCGCTGGTGCCGCAGTTAGTATGGCTTCGATCTGCTTGAGCTGTTCCTGGGCCCCGGTGACGTAGGCAGGGTCGAAGCCGTAGCCACGCTGGCCACAGCCGGCCAGCCAAATGGCCTTCTGGCAAGCATCGAGCTCGCGGTGGATCTTGTTGAGCTGCTCGACTGAGACGAGGCGCAGCTCGGCGGCGGGCGTGGTAGCCTTCTCGCCGCTGACTTCGGGGGTTTGTGCTTGCATGGTGCTTCTCCTTGGGGTTGGTCAGGCCCTGCCGAGTTGCC